TGAAAAGCCTAATTGTTCTATTGCAGAACGTTCTCAGCGATGCTGAGGCGTGGTGTTGCACTAGTGCCGCGAGAGATTTAGTAACTATCTCTCGTCGATGTGAACACGAAGGTATATCGTTTTTGACGATTACCCTTCCTACCTTCTGTAGAGACTTCGAAAGAGGTCTTGAGAATGGTAAGATTGACTCCTCGCTCTTTTCTTCATTTAAGAAAAGAGGGTGTCTCCCACGATTTCTCGGGGGTTTCACTGAGCTCGTATTCGATCGAGACACTGGCGTGATCTACGACACACCGTCACTGGATGCTATCTTCTATATTCGTCAGATTACTCTGATGTTTAAGAAGATTCTCCTTCCTTGCACTTCTGCCAGGGAGAAGAAAGCCTATGACTCGTATGTCGAATGTGAAGAAAGTGTACGTGCAGCAGAAGCGACAAGACATGATTTTCTTAATCATGCTTTTGTTCGTATCTCTGCTCTTCTTTGGTCTCATGATCTCTCTATCGTTGACCGTAAGGTTTTCGAAGGAAGTCATGTTCCCAAGCACGGCCCAGGAGCCACTGCCGACAAAATTATCGGAAACGATAAATTTGACGTCAGAACCTGGACGGAACGACTGGATAGATTCTTTCCAGTAGAAGAATTCGTTGTTCCCAACTCTGGGTTCAATGAAGACTTACAGTCCGTCACTATTCTTCCGCCCGGATCTGAGCCCCCTTCTAGGGTTATCTCAGTTCCTAAAACGTTGAAGACACCAAGAATTATAGCTATTGAGCCGTTGCACATGCAATATGCGCAGCAATCAATTCTAGAACTTCTTGTCGATTCTCTCGAGAGGAGTGACTACCTCAATGGGAGTATCGGATTCATTGATCAGCTTCCTAATCAATGGATGGCATCACTCGGTTCGTCTGATGGGAGTCTTGCGACTCTTGATCTTTCCGAAGCTAGTGATCGTGTCTCCAATCAGCTCGTTGAGATGCTTCTAGCTCCGTTTCCATCCTTAGCAGGATGTATTCAGGCTAGTCGTTCAACTCATGCTGACGTTCCCGGCCACGGTATTCTACCGTTGTCGAAGTTCGCGTCTATGGGCTCTGCTACTTGTTTCCCTATTGAAGCGATGGTCTTTTTGACGATCGTTGTCTTGGGGATTGAAGATAGCATAGGTCACACCTTACATAAGGATGAGATTCATCGCATCCTTAGTTCGGTACGCGTCTACGGAGACGATATTATTGTTCCCGTAGAACATGTGCGTTCAGTGTGTCGTTACCTTCACCTTTTTGGAATGAAGGTAAATGACCATAAGTCTTTCTGGACTGGAAAGTTCAGAGAGTCTTGTGGAGGGGACTTCTATAACGGTACAAGCGTAACGCCTGTATACGTTCGTAGACTTTTTCCCTCATCACTGAGTAATGCTCCAGAGATGATATCGTTGATATCTCTCCGCAATCAGGCTTACAAAGCCGGAATGTGGAAGACTTGTCGGTATCTCGATACTGTTGTGGGAGGCTTAGCCCCCTTTCCAACAGTACTCGAAACATCTCCAGTGCTAGGTCGTCACTCTTTTCTTGGTTATATCCAAGAGAAGATGTGTACACGACTACATCGTCCCCTTGTCAGGGGCCTTGTTGTTAGCACCGTTAAACGCAAGAGCCGTTGTTCTGGCTTAGGCGCTTTAATGAAGTTCTTCCTCAAGCGTGGGTTAGATCCCATCAATGATGCGAAGCACTTGGAAC